CTTCCTCGCCGGGCTGCTTCTTGTCCCGCTCGGCGTCCATGTCCAGCCCCAGATCGACCAGGCCGATCAGCTCGTGCCGGTTGCTGGCACCGACCACGTCGATCAGCAGCAGGTCTTTCTTCCCCGGAAAGAGCCGGGTCCCGCGGCCGACCATCTGGACGTAGAGCCCGTGGAACCTGGTCGGCCGCCCGATCAGGACGAACGAGATGGACGGTTCGTCGAACCCCTCGGTCAGTACGGCGCAGTTGCACACCACCTGGGTCTCGCCGGTCTTCAGCCGGGCCAGGATCGCCGCACGATCGTCCTTCGGGGTGTTGCCGTCTACGTGCTCGGCGACGATCCCGCGCTGCACCAGGGCGTCGGCCAGCAGCTGCGAGGTCTTCACCGTAGGGAGGAAGGCCACGCCCTTGCGGTCGCTGGCGTGCTGGACCACGGCATCGGCCATCTGGCCGATCGCGCCGGACTCTTCGAGCGCCCGGCCCAGGTCGCCGTCGGAGAAGTCCCCACCTGTCTTGCGCACCCGGTCGAGGTCCATCCGGGTCTCGACCACCACCGCGGGCAGGATCGGGACCAGGTAGCCCCCTTCCTCCCCCTTCTTGCGGTCGCCGTAGATCGCCTCCCGGATTGACATGTAAGAGACAACTTTTTCCCACACGCCCAGGGTCTTGCCGTTGTCCCGCTCGGGCGTCGCGGTGAAGCCGATGGTCAGCGGCCCATACGGGGAGAAGGAACCCAGGCCGGTCAGCACCTTGGTCCAGCTCGGGGCCGGTGCGTGGTGTGCCTCGTCGGCCACAACGGTGCCGAACTGGCCGTAGGTCTTCTGCCCGGCCAGCAGGTCGGCCAGCCGGGCATCCCGGCTGGCCGTCGGCACGCTGGCCACCACGACGTCCGCGTGCAGTTCGTTGCGGTCGGCCTTGACGATGCCGGTGCTCAGCTCGGGCGCGATCATCTTGATCTTGGCGATCGCCTGCTGGGCCAGTTCCTCACGGTGGACCAGGATCAGGCCCCGGCCCTTCTCCGCTCGCTGGGCCAGTGCGTGGCTGAAGGTGACGGTCTTGCCGGTGCCGGTGGGGTGGACGACCAGCGGCCGCCGCACGCCCTCGCGGTCCGCGGTCTCGATCGCCTCCAGCGCCTTGACCTGGTACGGCCTCGGGTCAAGCATCAGTGGTGCCCCCGCTTCACGTCGACCGCGAACACCCGGAATTTCTGTCCCCGGAACTTGCCGGTCTGGATATCGGCCACCCGCTCGAACGTCACCGTCACGGTGTCGCCGACCTGGATCTCGGCCGCCAGCAGGGACTCGCGCAGCGACATCCCGTGCCCAGCCACGCGCACCCGCTCGATGCCGCCGGTCCAGAGGTCGATGTAGGGGACGCGGTCCTCGTAGTGGCTGGGCTGCTCGCCCATCCGCATCACCACGCCGGTCACACTCTCACCAGGGGTCATCTCCTCGCTCTTGGGGCGAATCACCCATTCCTTCGGGCGGCCCTCGGTCAGCGCGCGGACGGCGCACATAAGGCAGCCGTCCCAGTCGTGCGTGTCAGCAGTCATCGTCGTCATAGCTGTGAGGTTACTCCAATGCCTGCGAGGTTGTCTAGTCGTCGTGGTGGGAGCGCTTCAGCTCGCCCGAGCGGATCATCTCCTCCGCCGTCTCCAGGCAGGAGTTGTCCCACGCGCAGTGGTACCCACCGCACCCCGCACAGGAGTCGGCGTGGCACTCGCCAGCGCCCGGCTCGTCCGGGTGATCCGGGCAGTTATCTTCCTTGACCTCGGCCAACTCCTTCAGATGCTGGCCCAGCCGGATCTCGGGGGAGCGGGTGTAGACGTCCTCCAGAGCGGAAACGATCTTGACCCACTCCAGCACTCGGTTGTACCGCTCCAGCCAGCGCTCGACCGCTCCCCACCCGGCGGCCTGCGGGACCTTGCCCGCGCCGGTGAAGTACCAGACTCCCGCCTGTTTCAGGGCCGCGTAGGTGTAGACCTTCGGATTGGTCCGGCCACGCAGGTCACCGCTGCCCGGAGTGGGGTAGCTGATCCCGAGGAAGAGCACCGTGCCGTTGGGCATCTTGCGCGGGTCCATCGTCCACAACATAGTCGTCACGCCTTTCATGTCAGAAGTGAAAGGGCCGCCCGGAGCTGGAAGTAACCGGGCGGCCCAGGATCCCCGTGGCACCGGGGAGGTCGATCAGCGCCCGCGGTGCTTGACCGCCACCGAGAAGTGCTTGTACATCTTCCCGGCGAACTTGCCCTTCTTGATCGGCTTTTCGCCCCAGTACTTCACCGCGATCAGGTCGCCCACCTGGGGGTCAGCGTCCTGAAGCTCGCGCTTGAGCACCGCGCCGTAGCCGATCACCCGGTACTTGTCGCCGTCCTTGGTCTGGATGGTGACGGTCGGGCACATCGGGTCCGGGTCGTTGTCGGAGGCGAAGTCGCTCTTGGTCTCGCCAACCTTGGTCACGACACCGTGCACGAACTCACCGCGCTCGGACGGGACCCAGCCCTCGGCGTCGTCCTCCTGGACGGTGTTCAGCAGGTCCTCGGCGTCGGCGAAACCGTCGTCCCCCTCCGGGGAGGCGTCGCCATCGAGCAGGCCCGCAGCCTCATCGAAGTCATCGGCGGTCAGGACCGGAGTCTTGGAAGCAGCCACTGTGTAGTTCTCGCTCTCTGTGTGCTGTGTAGTGCAGTGAGTTAGTTGGTCCCGGCCGGGTCTGTGCCGTGGATGGTGCCCAGGCCCGGCCAGGGGTGTGACCTCTGGTCACCGTCACGCGCCTACAGCTGCACGTCCGCCGGACGTCCCGGTTTTTCGTCTGCGCCAGGGCCTAGGAATCCCCGGACAACTAGGTCACCGGACCCGTTCTCCCTGCGTGCCCCCGACAGGATTCGAACCTGCATACACCGCTTTCAAGCCCGGGTGCGGTGCTCTTCCCATTGAGCTACAGGGACTAGCGCCGGTGCCAGAGAGCGACTCTGACACCTGGCCTCGGTCTGAGGGGGCCTACCCCTGAATCCCCGGGCATAGAGCCCGGGTCGCCGAATAGGGCCGACCGCGAAACCGGCCCCGTTGCTGGGCCCGACTCGTTCGTTCGGATCACCAGCGAGCACTACGTTACAGCCTAGCCGTTAATGTAGCAACGTTGACACTTACGCGTCAGGAATCTTGTACTTCTTGGGCACCCGGATGGTCATCCGGCGGTACCGGCTCTTGACCGTGACCGCCTCGGCCACATCGGGGTAATCCCGCTTCAGCGCCTCGACATCGATCCGGCTGGAGCTGACCTCCGGGTAGCCGACGATCTTGTCGTCGCCCAGGTAGGCCGCACCGGCGTCACCGGTCCAGTCGCGGAACCGGTTCTTGATCGCTGTCAAGGTCGCCTCAGCTTCCTCGTGCTCAGCCTTGGCGATCTGGTAGTCCCGCAGCCACTCCTCAGCCAGGTCAGGCAGCTCGGTGCTCGGCTGCACCACCGTAGGGTGCAGCTCCTTGAGCAGGTCCTCGGTGATCGGGTGCCGGTGGTCGTGCAGAGGGATCTCGTTCCCCAGGATGTTGTCGGCCCAGAACCGGTCCGCAGCCTCGACCATCTCGCCGAACCAGTCGGCATCGAAGTGCACCTCGACGGTGAAGAACGATCTCGCCCGGTCGACGTGGAAGCACCCGAGGTAGCCGACCTCCAGCCCCAGGATGCCCATCTGCCACTGGATCTGGCCCTGGTACGACAGGGGGGCAGACCCCGTCCCCTTGCCGCCCGGCCGGATCGTGCCGGACTCCCAGTGCTCATCGTCGCCCGCGGTCTTGCACTCGATGACCGCCTCGGCCTTCCAGCTGCGCGGCTTGCAGGCGAACCGGTCCGGGGTCACCCGGATGTGCGGCTTGTCGTTCATCGCCCACAGGCCACCGCCGAACCGCGACACCATGCCGATCTCCTCGGCGGTCTTCTGGGCAACCACCTCTTCGAGCCGGTGGCCCCACTCGATCGGCGCGCCGGTCAGCTCGACGTCCGGCTCGGTGCGCATCTTTTTCTGCCAGATGCTCATCGCAGTCTCGTGCTCGTTGACCCCGATCAGGGCGCCAACCTCGGACCCGCCGATCCCGTCCTTGCGGGCGGCCAGCCAGGCGGTCCGCCCGGCGCACTCGGGGAGGATGAGACGACTCGGCGCCTTGCGTGGCGCAGCGAACCGGTGGACCGGATGCGGGCAGGCGCGGCGCCCGTTGGTGGCAGCCAAGTACCGATCCACCTGATCCTGGACCGCCTGCTTTTCCCGTGCGATCGAGTCCGCGATCCGGTCCCGCTCAGCGATCTCCACCTCGGCCGGGAAGTACGGCATCGCCGTCTGGTCCAGGTCCGTCATTTCTCGTCCTCGCTGCTCTTGAACGTGCTGGCCCAGGCCAGCGCCCAGACGGCACCGGCAAACGCGGCGCACGGCGGAAGTGTCCAGGCCAGGATCTGGGGGACGCTCACGACTTCTCCTCCGTCCCCAGCAGCGCGTCGCCGAACCCGGCGGTGCGCAGCAGCGCAATCATGTGGTTCAGCGTGGTGAAGACCGGCCAGGATCCGATCTGCGCCCGGCCGACGCCGTTCGGCCGCAGCAACACCAGGGGGAGGTTGTGCTCCCCCGCATTGCCGACCGCCTGGCGCAGGTTGGCCATCGGATCGAACCCGGTCCGGGCCTTGACCTCCCAGGCCAGACCCGGTGTGCCGGTGATGTCGATCCCGCTGGCCCCGGCGCCGGTCGGCATGGCGTACGGCCAGCCGTTCTCGGCCAGGTAGCGGGCGGCCAGCAGCTCGGTATCCCGGCCGCGCCGTTTCCGGCTCTGGGTCGAGGCACGCCTGCCGGGGATCAGGTTCTCGACCTGGGCCCCGTCGAACGGGCCCTCGAATTCGCTGGTCATCCTTCGTACCTCCTGTGAGTCGTGCACCAGCCGCTGATCAGGTCCACCAGGCACCCACCAGCTTCGGTCAGGGTTTCGGTGCCAGGACCGTAGGTTGTAATCGGGGCCGATGACCCAGCCGTTTCGACCGAGAAGGTCTCTCCCTCCTCCACCTGGCTGACCTTCTCGATCAGCGTCACGAACTCCCGCGGCGGCATCTCGACGTGGATCGGGTCCGCCTGACCGGTCAGCTCCAGTTCGACGCACATCCGGATCGAGCCCGGGCTGAACTCCCGGGCTTCCGGGAGGTTGGAACAGAGCCACATCCACTGCTCGATCGTCAGGTCCGTGACTTTGATTCGGGCTCGCATCGCGGCCCTCCCTTCCTTTGGTTAGTAATACCTTACCGTGTCGACTGCGAGGTTACAACCGGGGAGGTCACCGCCACCAAATCTCCCGGCGGATCTCCTCATTGACCCGGTGCTGGTAGGCGTACGGCCGGGTGCGGACCAGCACACCCCCACCGGCCACGGCGTTCACCGTCAGGCGACCGCCCGTCGTAGCCGACCCGTTCGGCCGCTCCAAGAACTTCTGGAGGTCAGCCACCTGGGCCGCGTTCAACTGGACGTGGTGGTCCCGGTCGCCGATCACCCGGCTGAGCACCGCCCGGTGGACATGACCCGCCCCGCTGGCGATCGCCTCCAGGCCAGCCTGCGTGTGGTGCTCGCTGGAGGCTGCCAGGATGAACCGGCCGCCGATGCTGACCTCCACCCGCTCCAGGGCGCCGTCGTTCTCGGTCCGCTGAACGTCCAGCTTCAGCGACCGGTTGATCCCGTGGCTGGCCAGCAGCTCTTCCTCGGCGGGCCAGGGGTACTCCAGGATGGAGTCGAGGTCGCCCACCACTCGGCCCCGGTAGTTCTCGGCCCCCATCTGCTGCATGGCCAGCTCATCCTCCTGCTCCAGGATGCGCACGTAGCGGGTCAGCGCATCATGCAGCGTGGTCGGGGCGCCCTCGGTCAGTTCGAGCACCGCTTCCTCATCCATCGACTGCATGGCGTCCAGCGCCTCGGCCACCACCTCCCGGCCTTCACCGGTGCGGGCCATCCCGTCGCGGATCGCCTGTTCGCGAACCAGCGCGCGCTGCACCCGGCCCAGGTCCGGCTCATCCACCAACGACTCATCGAGATTGCTGATCACGTTTCATCCTCCCCTTGTCCTTCTTGACCAGGCGATTTGCGCCCCATTTGGTGAACGTCGATCGCCAGTAGAAACCGCCGATGAAGACGTCCCACCCGTCGATCGGATTAGCGTTTCGACGGATCTCGTAGACCTCCAACGCACTCACCTTCTCCACTATGCAATACATTACCGTCATGGCTGGGATGTTGTCAAGGGCGGCCCTCGGGGAGGGGCCGCCCTGGCGGTACTTCAGCCGCGGTCCATGAACCGGGCGTCACAGTCGTCGCACCGGACGATGCACTTGTCGGCGACCTTCTTGCTGGCCCGGATGATGTTGGGCTCCGGGCAGGCGCAGGTCAGCTTGAGGTTGCTGGAGCTGGATCCCTCGGTGGTCCGCGGCTTTCGGCCCATGCCCTCGCCGCCGCCCTCCCCGGCGTCGCCACCGAGCCACACGGGGAGGCGGACCATCAGGTGGATCTCGCGGTTCAGCTCGGCCAGCAGGTCGGCGTACTTCGCGCGGGTGTCCTCGGTCAGCACCATGAACGAGTAGCCGTGTGCCTTGTCCGCCTTGTCCCGGCTGTGCTTCAGGCCCATCTCCTCGGCCAGCTTCAGGAACTCCTTGTTGTGCCAGCGGTTCTGGCGACTCGTGTCCTGGATCTTGCGGACCGCAGCCAGCGCATGCGCCGACTCGTGCAGCATGGTCTGAAGCACCTGCTCGGCGCCCTTGGCCAGGGTCTCACCGGCCATGAACATCTCGTGCAGGCTCACCTTGTCCGAGGTGGTCCAGCCCTGGGGCCGGAAGTGCCCCCACTTCGAGTTACCCAGCTCGGTCCCGGCGCCGGTCACCATGACCACGGCCGGGACGTCCGGGTGGTTCTGGCGGATCCGCTCGTGCACCCGCTCCAGCAGCTTGACCACGGCCGAACCGGTGGCCTCGCGAACCTCAGCAGCCGGGGCCACCTCATCGTCCTCATCCTGGCCATAGTGGTCGTCGAACTCCGGCTCGGTCTCCTCGACCAGGTTCTGTGCTGCGTCGTTGTCCATGTTGTCAACCTTACCGTCTTGACTGTTAGGTGTCAAGCCCCGGGGGAGGACGGTCCCGTCGAACTTCGTCATGTGCGTGGACCACGACTCGCCAACAGCGGCCACCCGGCCGCGCGCCCAGTCTTCCCGGATCGCCTCAGCGTGCGCGTCGATGATGTCGCCGGAGAGAGTCCAGCGCTGCTCGTCCTTCCGCGTCTCATCCTCACGCAGCGCTTCCTCGTGCAGGGCCTCGATCTCGGCCACCTCGACGACCGGCTCGGCCGGGGGAGCGACCCGGACGTGGTTGATGTCGGCGATCGCGATCTGGACCCGGACCGGCTGGGTCCAGCCGAACCGCATCGCGGTGTCCAGCGCGCCCTGCGTGGTGACTGCGACATGCACCTTGGTCTTGGTGGTCTTGACGACCACGCCGCGCCGCATAGCGCCCATCGCGCTCACGTAGGCGACGGTGCCGATCTCGGGGGCCCTGGTCGGGGCGACCCACCCGGCCGGGAGGTCCGTGTCGATCAGCTTGATCAAGTCAACAGTGGTGCCGTTGCTCAATGGGTAGATCTTCAGCGCGGTCCGGGTCTTGTAGATCGCCATCGTCTTGTCCTTCCCCTGGTAGGCGGCTTGTCCGCCTTCAGGGGTTACTTTACAGCCTTGACTGTTAGGTGTCAAGCCCAGGGCCGCCCGGATCAGAGCCTCCGCCATCAGGGGAGGGACGGCGTTACCCACCTGAAGCCGTTGGTCCTGGATCCCTCCCGCAAAGGTCATCCCTTCCGGAAAAGTCTGGATGACCGCCATGTCAGCGACGGTTGCGGTCTTCATCGACCCGTCCGGCAGGACCCATTTGAAACCTTTGCTGGTCATCGTCACGCTGGGCTGGTCCATCCGGCGCATGGTCCGGACCGCCTTCTCCTCGACGGTCCGACGCTGGTGGGACGACCCCCCGCTGTTGTTGGAGCGCTGGACCCATCCCGCCCGGCCGGGAAAGACGTCGCTCATCACACGTGGTGGGTCGATCGGTCCGGGGATGACCACCTCACCGTTGCGGCGGGCCAGCAGGATGGCCCGCTTGCGGTCCTGGGGGACGCCGTACCAGGACGCATTGACCACCTGGACGTCCACCGACCAGCCCCAGTCACGGAGCTTGACCGCGATGGCCTGCCAGATGGGGAGCACCTCTCGGACCTGCTCCCATACCGCGGCCTGGGCACAGCCGTTCTCCAGCAGCACCCTCAGCGGCTCCAGCACCAGGGCAACCTTCTCGTGGTGCACGCCCAGGGCCTTGATCACGGTGTATATGTCACCCGGCTCCTGCATGGAGAGCACAGCCTCGACGATCTCTGCCCGGGCCCGGTGACCGTCCCCGTGGCCGGAGGACGTGAACCGCTCACACGGAGGTGACCCGATCTCCAGCAGGTAACCCCCGTCCGCGCCGTTCACGTCCCGGACGTCACTCCCTGCGGTGATGAGTCCGTTGATGCGCCGGGTCTCCCGAGCAGCTTCGTTCCACTCCACACCGTGTTCCTCGATACCCAGGTTTCGGCACGCAATGCCCCAGCCCGACCCGGCGAACAAATCCCTGGCCTTCATCAAGACCCCCTCCTGTTGACCTACGAGGTAGACCTTACAGGCATGACCCTGAAGTGTCAACCTCATCAGACACCACTGTGAAGTCTTTCACAGGGCCTTGACACTTAAGCGTCACGCCTGTAAAGTTGTACTCAACAGCGAACGAGGGAGCAGGACATGGACAAGGTATTCATCATCCGGGCGTCGGGCGGCCAGATCTTCGCAGTCGCCAGCAGCGAAGAGAAGGCACTGGAGATCATCGACGTAGAGAACCGGGACCGGCCGGGCACGAACTACTCCTACGTAGAGATCAGGGTGGTCCCGGAGAACCACGCCTGGAACGGCCACAGCTGATCGAGGGCACAGAAAAGCCCCAGGGGATCGGCGTAAGACCCTGGGGCTTTTCCGGAATCCTGGAGGTGATGGGCCAGGACTCTTCCTCTCCCCCATGCGGGAAGGGGAGGGGGTCAGGCGGTGAGCAGGTCGGTACGGGCGCCCTGGCCCGGCCGGTTGGCCCGCCAGGTGTCCAGTTCCTCCCGGGTGAAGACCGGCATGTTGTACTGGTCCACCACCTGGTGCTCAGCAGCCGCGGGTCCGATGCCGCGGGCGCAGTAGCTGGAGAGCGTGTTGCGCTGGAGCCCCAGGTACTTGGCCGCCTGGCCGTATCCCACGAACCGGGTCACGCCCTCGAACTGGCTGAGGTCGTCCTCTCCCACCTCGGCAGTCTCCTGGGTCGTCACAGTGTCACCTTCTCTCGTCGTCATGGTGCCGACTATACAGCCATGCCTTCCCAGAGACAAGCCGGACACTTACTTGCATCGACAAGTAATAAAAGTTCTATCCGCGCCCGATGACGTCGCAACGCAGGGTCTTGCGGTACTCGATCATCCCGGCCCGGACCGAGCGGGACCGGTCCCCGGCCGGGCCCTGAACCGGCTCAGGCCCGGACAGGAAGATGTTGTCGATCATCGCGCACATCGCCCGGTCCTGCTCCAGCTTGAGCTGATCGCGCTCCGCGGCCGCATGCTCCTGCGCCGACCAGATCCAGTACGACAGCAGACCGGCCAGCATGAGCACGGCCAGACCCCAGCTCAGCAGGATGAACCAGACCCGGCGCGGGATCTCCCACACCTCGGCGGTCGGCCGGTCGGTCACAGCGCCTCAGCTTCCGACGTGCTGGATGATCCAGGCAGCGACAAGGGCTGCGGCTCCGGCGGCCCCTGCTCCAGCGAGGAGTGATTGCCCTGGGTACCGGGACCGGACAGCCAGAGCCTGAGAAAGCCTGGACCCAGCATGGTCGCTGCGCTGATCAGCATCAGTGGCCACGGTCCGGCGGTGTAAACCGTCCACGTTCCCCACGCTCCGCCCAGCACCAGGAAGAACACGTCCCGCTGAAGGGGCGGCAAAGCTCGCCGTCGGTTCACGCACTGTTCCCTGCCTTCCCGGTACGGAGCACCTTGGTAGTTAGGTTACCTGTCGGTGTGTTCTCGGCCCTGATCTAGGGCGGTTGAGCAGGGCGAACATCGGATCTTGAACCACCGGCCCGGACCAGTCGATCTCCAGCGCCGACCCCTGGTGATGCCGCTGAGCCACCCGCTCCCGGGCCCGGTGCTTGGTGATGGACTCGACGCTTCGATGATCCACCAGGGACGGCCAGGTGTACCTGATCGGGATGTGCCTTCTTTGTGCCCATCCTGCGACCCGCATGTCATCGGTCACCCCGGCCATCCGGTCGGCACGCTCGATCATGTCCGGGATCAACCTGGTGGGGAGGCAGATAGCCACTCCCCAGAGCAGCTTCGCGCTGACCACCCAGCTGGCCCCCGCCCGATCGGCGTCGGCCGCCATCCGGTTGAACCGGGGAGGGGTGATCCCGCCCTTCCCCAGGTATGGCGAGACCACAACGTCGTGCCAGGCGGTCAGGTCCAGCGCCCGCTCCAGCCCGGCCAGCAGGTCGGCGCACGGCCAGGCGTCGTCCTGGAGCACCAGGTGGTAGTCGGCGTCCGGGTCGGCCAGCTGCCACGCCTGGCGCGCCGTACGCCAGCCGCGGTCGGCGTTGCCCGACGGCGGACCTTCGTCGTCCCAGGCGGTCGGCAGGTGCTGGCCCAGCGCCGTCATCAGCTCGGTCACCAGATCAACCCGAGCGGGGTGGGCCTGGATACTGGCCGACAATCTCACGCGGTCACGATCCCGATGATGGCGGCCAGCAGGTAGGCCAGGACGATGGCGCCGATCACCTGGCCGGTCCGGCACATCCGGCCATTGCTGCGGTGCGGAGGCGTCGGCGGAGTCCCGCGGCTGCGGTTGCGCGGAGGAGGCGACGGCTTGCGACCGTTGGTGCCCATCAGATCAGCCAGCCCTTCTGGTGGGCGATGTGCACTGCGTTCGGGGTGTTGACCGCGCTCAGCTTCAGGAAGATCGACTCGACCTGAGAGTTGATGGTCTGGCGTTCCGTCCCCAGCACCTTCCCGATCTCTGTGACCGTCAGGCCGTCGGCTTTCAGCTTCAGGATCTCGATCTCGCGGACGGTCAGGTCCCGGCCCTTCATCTGGTCGGAGCTCAGCCGGGACCTGGGAGGGTCGACTCTCATCGGCCGTCCCGCAGCGCCTGGAGGATCGCGTCCCGCTTGTCCTTACGGATGCCCAGGACGATGCCGCGGGCCTTGGCCAGCGCCTTCAGGTTGACCAGGTTGA